TAATCCATCGGCTGTAAATTCGTCTAGCGGTGCAACTGGCCTAATTCAATTCATGCCAAGCACTGCTAACAGACTAGGCACTAGCACAGATGAACTACGTAGAATGTCGGCAGTAGATCAGTTAGACTATGTCTATAAGTATTTCAAGATGACAGGCGTCGGCAACGGAACACTTGGAGACCTATACATGGCTGTATTCATGCCTAAATATGTTGGAGCCAACGATAACACAGTGCTAGGTCAAGCAGGTGCAGATGGATTTAGCGGACGAGTATACAGTCAAAACAAAGGACTTGATAGAAATAAAGACGGCAAGATCACTGTGGCCGATGTCAAACAATCAGTTGAACGTTTCGCATGATGGAATTAAGAAATAAGCTGTTAATTGCTCCGCCTGCGATTAAAGAATCTTTCTGGCACAAGACTGTTATCTATGTGACGGAACACCATCCTCAAGGCAGTGTTGGACTAGTTTTGAACAAACGCAGCCAGATGAGTGTTACTGAATTTGCTGATCAATGCGGATTCAAATTAACAGTACCCGGACATATCTATCTTGGAGGTCCTGTTAATGTTAAAGCTCTTAGTATGCTGCACACCGGAGAATGGAAATGTAGTAATACCATGCGTATCACTCCCCGTCTAAGTGTAAGTTCTGCAGAAGACTTATTGGCTAAAATGGCCATGGGCGACATGCCAAGACAATGGCGTATGTTCCTAGGTCTATGCGGATGGTCTCCAGGACAGTTAGAAGATGAAATCAAAGGCACGCCGCCTAGACGACATGATCTAAGTTGGCTAATAGCCAATCCGGACATAGACATGCTCTTTGAGTCCGATTCAAAAGATCAATGGACATCAAGTGTAGAGTTGTCCGGAAAAGAATTTGCTCAATCAATCTTGATTTGAGTAAATATTTCTAGTATAATACAATTTTTAACCAAATCGAGTGATATCGTGAGTGACTGCCTAGTATTAAATGCTGACGGAAATCCTGTTAGCTATCTTCCATTAAGCACAGTTGATTGGCAAGAAGCTATCAAGTACATGGTCTTAGACAAGGCCAGTGTATTGGCTTGGCACGACAATTGGATCGTGAGATCTGCTCGTTGGGAAACTCCTGTACCTAGTGTTATCATGTTGAAAGACTACATGAAGTGTAAGACCGCTGTTAGATTTAGTCGTAGTAACGTCTATCTAAGAGATGAGCATGTCTGCCAATACTGCGGTGACAAACTAGAAAAGAAAGAGTGTACACTTGATCACGTTATGCCTACCAGCAAGGGAGGTCGTAGTGTTTGGGAAAACACTGTCTGCGCCTGCGGTACTTGTAATGCTAACAAAGGTGACAAAGTAGAGCCTAAACCTAAAAAGAAACCTTACAAGCCAGACTACTACGAATTAGTTAACAAGAGGAAAAAAATGCCTTTCAATGTTAGGCATGAATCTTGGCTAGAATTTATTAACTAATGCGATCTGTTCTTATTGCAATACCTACTGCTAGATACATAGAACCAGAAACATTTAAATCAATCTACGACTTAACTGTTCCTGACAATGTAGAAATAAACTTTAGGTATTACACTGGTTATCAAATAGATCATATTAGAAATAATATTGCAAAATCTGCCAAACACTATGACTATCTATTTGCAGTAGACAGCGATATGACATTCTCGTCAGACACGCTGACTAGATTACTAGCACATGATGTTGATCTAGTCAGCGGTGTTTATGTAAAAAAACGTTTGGATCCTGTTGAATATGAACTATATCGCAAGGACGAGCAGGGCAAACTACACTGCTTTACCCCTGACAGCCAAGAGTTGTTTGAAGTAGATGCCTGCGGTTTTGGGTGTGTGCTAATCAAAACTTCAGTATTTGATAGAATTGATATTCCGTACTTTTACAACACAAGTTACGATCTAGAAACATTGCCCATATCAGAAGATTTATACTTTTGTAAAAAACTCCGATATGCAGGAATTAAGATGTGGGCAGATCCTCTAGTGGCCTGCGGCCACATTGGCAGCTACACTTATAGACCTAAATAAATATCTTCATGAAAAAGTTTTTATGGAATTGTTTAGGATTTTTAAGTTTAGGCATGGCCTATATTGGAGTAATAACTCCAGGCATACCCTATAGTCCCTTTGTAGTGTTTTCTGCATATTGTTTTAGCAAGGGCAGTGAACGTATGCATCGCTGGTTATACAATCATAAACTGTTCGGCCCATTTCTTACCAACTGGGGACAGAAGCGAGTATTTCCCATTAAACTTAAATTCTTTATGCTAGCCATGATGAGTTCTGGTCTAGTGATCATGCACTATACTGGTGTAGCACATAGAGGTGTACTCTATACTGGTATATTCATGTTCTTTGTTGCGGTGTGGGCTTGGCGCTTTCCTAGCTCGACAAAAGAATATGATCGACGTATCGCAGAAGGCCGAAAGATAGGTTGGTTTAATAACAGTTTCTAAAATAAATAGTAGTAGTTAATCAAAGGACTACTATTATGAAAAAATTATTTGCTCTAGTTCTATTTGCTGCTCTAGGACTAGCACAAGCCTGGGACCAACGAGCTCCGCTACCCGTTGAAGCATGCCAGATACACAGTCCTTATGGATGGGCACAAACTCAAAGACAAGCAACACCTATATGTCGTGAAGCATATCTAGTGGCCTATGATGCTCCTGTGAAGATTCCTGTCTATGTAGCCTACACTCTTTATCCTCAAAATGCGCTAGGATGTTTTCCTAGAACCAATGCCTTTGTTGCTGATCAATCAGTCCCAAATGGTGCGACCCCATCGGATTATGCTGGCACTGGCTACGACAAAGGTCATGCAGCTCCGGATGGGGATCTAAGTTGGAGTCAACAAGTAGAGTACGAGAGTTTCTTGATGACAAATATGTATCCACAGCATGGAAGCCTAAATCGTGGAATTTGGAAATTACTAGAAACAAGTGTGAGAGGTTGGGCTGTGCAACTGAACCAGCCTCTTACAGTATACGTTGGAGCTATATATGGCGCTGGTGATCCTACTATCGGTAAAGGTGTAATCGTTCCTCATGCTTACTACAAGATTGTAATCAACAATAATACAGGTGCTGTTGCAGGCTGGGCATTCCCCCACACTAAACCCTATGTAAATCTAGGCAATGATTTAACTAAGTTTCGTTTGCCTATATCACAAATACAAACACAAGCAGGTGTGAATTTTGCTTTTCCTTCTAATGCTAGAGAACTACAACCCGGAGATGAATGGCCTGTAAACTTTGGTGCGCTGACCAATGCCAAACGAGCTAAGTGCGGCAAAAACTCGGAGTAATTAGTTGTCATCATAGTCAGTGGGTAATTCACTGACTTGATCAGCTGCAGGTTTGGTTTTATCCAAATATTTTTCTTTGTAACTCTGTTTACTTGCCGTTAAATCAAACTCTGGTTTAGGAGCATTTTTTATGTCCTGTATAAAAGGATGAATAAGTTTTTGAGTAATTCTTTTGCTCATTTCATCTAATACGAGATCAACGGCATCGCCCTGAGCTATCCTTTGGAGTGCATAGCCGTATTCAAATTGTTGGACTCTTTTAGCCCAATCCTCTTTGGATTCGTCAGGTTTTATACGCATATTGTAATTATAACATGGAATTTTGGTAAAGTCAAATTCCAGCTAAATACACGTAGAGGACTGAATAAATGGCTGCCAACGGAATATCAACACTACCAACCAAAGAAGATAGACAGATAGCTAAGTTAGATCTAGCGGCAGGAAAACGTGGAGAAAGCTACGATCGAGATCTACTGCCTACAAAATATGTGGGTAATACTGTGGTTAACAACCCCAACCTAGGAGGGCTACAACCTCATCGCCCCTGGATTACTGGTGCAGGACTTGTCCCATATCCGCAAAGAACAAACTACGCATTTGATTTTGTAACTCCTCCAACTGCTGGAACAGTATGGAATGATGATGTGAATCAAGTGAGTATCACAATTTATGGCGCTGGTACACGAACAAGCAGTTATGGACGAGGTATTGTGTTCAACGGTACAGATACATACTTAGAAGTATTAGATAATACAGTTGGTGTTTCTACAGTAACAATTAGTATGGCGGCAAACTTCCAATCAGCTAACGGTAATTGGAATCCAGTATACCATGGCGGCCCATATGGCAGCAACGATGTGTTTGCCTATATCGCAGGCGGCAATACCGATTCCATGTCAGTAGGAACTGGACAAACATTTGAGCCGTCTAGTGCTATTGTGAATAATGGATTAGCATGGTGGGACTTTGTCTACGATGGAACGGATGTAACTGTTTATAAAAATGGCGTACAAGTATTAACTGGTACATTGAATACAGCTAATTCTGCTTTTAACCAAAACATACTGTTCGGCGCAAGATACAATGGTGGCGATATTAACAATGGAGACTTCCTTAACGGAACTATCTACAGAATCAAAGGTGTGTTGTCCGCATTAGATTCATCAGCTATCATAACACAATATAATAGCATTAGAACAACTTACAGTTTACCAGCAGTACCAGTGCCCTTTTATAAATTAACCATTTTAACTAACAGCGACGGTGGACTTATAGGATGGGGCGCCGGAGCAATGTCAATCCCATATTCAACTGACGTTATGACCATATATCCAGTAGGCAGTACGATTACTTGGCAAGACGGTACTATAGCAACTATCACAGGATACGATCCGTATGCTCCTAACTATATTGATGTGTTCTGGGATACTGCTAAAACTGGCACACTATTTCCAATCACTCTAAAGACCAGCAACTATCCGCCATCAAGCACATACTCTTCTACCCAATCAGTAGTGAATAGCGGATCGAATGCCGTACACATAGATACAAATCCTACTAACGATGCATGGGCTAGTACAGTTCCAATTGGTGCTACTATTGAGGCAGCTGGGTATGGAACATTCACGGTAACCGGTGTAATTACTCCTACAGACCCTGGCAACATCAGTGCTAATTGGTTCTTTAATGTCTCACCAAATACATCATACTTCCCGGGCGGAACTGTTATGACGTTTACATGGACAGTATAAGATAAGTATATAAAAGGAATACATTTATGAAAATGGCAGATTTATTACACGGGATTGCTGACCTT